CTTTCTTTTTTTCTGCTTTTTTAGAGATTACTGGGTTTAACTTTTTTCATAATTTTATCCTTTCTTTTCTTTCTTATAATTTTTATACTTCTGTTTTAAATTCTCTTCCTGCTTTTTTGTTGCCTTTTCAATTATTTCTGTTGCTGATTCGCTGCTCTGTGAAAGTACCTTTATTTTAACATTACTTGTATCCATAAATATAGGGAAAACTAATCCATCAGGTCCGTTTCTATTTTTAGCTACAAACAATCTACCTTCATTCATATTTTTATCTTTAATGGTTCTAGATATTGTAAAGATAAAATCAGCTACGAAACATTTGTTGAATGCCTCGCTGATACTTTCCATTGTAATTACTTCCGCATTTAGTCCAGAGCGATTTGTTTGTGAAGCTGTCCATAAAGTACATTGATAAACCTGCGCCAACCCACGCAGTTCTTCATAGATGCTTTCAAGTTCAATACGTTTCTCCTTTTGTGCGCTAATTGGTCTAATTAGGTCGCCATAGTCTACAATCACCATATCAATACGAAAATCTTTACGCTTTAGCTTTTCAAGATGGTTCTTGATTGTATTGGTAGAAGCAGATTTTGTGGGATATTCTTTAATAATAAGTTTACCCTTAACATCTTTTACACCGTCCCAAACAATTTGCTTTTGGTCTTTAACGTTAGAGATAGGAATACCTGTAATACAGGAATCATAACGTAATGCTACGACTTTATCCTGTAATTCAAGAGTATAATGTACAACGTTTAATCCCGCTTGTAATGCCATAGCACCAAGATGCACTAATGCCATGCTTTTACCTGCACCAGTTGGTGCAATAACTACGCCAAGCTCTCCACGACCTAATCCACCCTTGGTAATATTGTCAACTAATTCCCAACCAGTTGTAATTGGATTACGTGCCTTTAACTCAAAGCGTTTTTCAAAGTCAAGAATAAAATCATAGCCATGATTATTATCCGTTCCCAATTTAAGAGCATCATTGATAATTTTAGAAATCTCGTCATATGATGAATTCTGAATAAGACCAACACTTTTAATCATTGCTTCTTTTAACTTCTGTTTACGGCAGAAATCAAGAGAAATATCTTTAATATGTTGTTCACCATCTAAACTAAATTCATTAGATGAAATGCGAGCAAAATATTCACGAACTTGTTTTTGCAGTAAATCACTTTCTTTATCTAAATCACTACGAAGAATAGTAGTTATTGTATCTCTTGATGGGTGTGTACCATATTTCTTGCGATATTCTAATATTTTATCTACGAACACTCGTAGATATTTTAATTCAAAGAAATTAACGTCTACGACTTCTGATAATTGGTCACAGAAACTACGGTCATCAAGCATAATCTGTACAAGATTTTCCTGAAAGGTTTTACCATATTTTTCAAAGCTTGCTTTTTCGTTGATAAACGACATTGTTCCTCCAAAGAATCTCTATACTATAGCATCTTAAAACATTGTTTCAATACTATTCTTTTCCACCTTTAATCAAAGTAAATTTAGGCTTTTCTAATATAGGTTTTGAGTGATGTGGGGCAGTCCTATAATGTATAGATGCCCAAATGAAAAGTTGAAATTTGTTTTCACACTTTTCACATTTTATAGTTCGATAAAAATCGCCTTTTTCTCCATCATAATCAATTCTTTGCCATAATACTTCATCTTCTTCATAGGTTTTATGGCAATAGGGACATATAAAACTTTCTTCTACATAATCATCAAACGATTGCTTTTGCTCTGACATAACTTAATCTTTCTTTTTCGAGAATCTTATAGAATGATTTTCTAATTTAGCTGCCTTTTCTTCAGGAGACATAACAGAATATTTTCCAGTTGCATTTTTTACAGAAGCAACCATATTGCAAATTTCTAAAAATTCTGTAGGTGTGCTTCTATTTCTATACATATTTACAGTTTTTGTATCTAAAACAATGTTGTCTATTGTATATCCTTTATTGCTGTTAAGCCTATCAATAGACCAATTATTTTTATCGCCTCTAATAGAATTACAAATTAATTTTGCACCTGTAAAAGCACATAAACCATTTTGTTTTTTATATAACTCTAAAATATCTTCTGGAGTTATATCAAAATTTAAATTTCTTTTTTTGGCATTTTTTTTATATTTATTCCAAACTGCATTATTAATATAAAAACCAGTATTTATATCTTGTATAATCATGGAGTTTTTATTATTTTTTGTGGCGCTGGCGCGGAGGGCACATTTAGGACAGCCATGACTTTTCAAGTGACTATCCGGTGTTTGTTCAAAAATATGCTTGCAAATTTTGCACTGTATTTGTATTTTTGTTTTTTTATTCACATAAACTGACAGATAGACAAATTTATCGGGATGGATTTCTTGCGCTTCTTCTAAAAACTGTTGATGAGTTTTTGTTTGTTTTTCTATAAAACATTTATGGCAACCCCGACCGCTTAAATGATCTTTTGGCGTTTGTTCAAAGTCGCCGTGTTTATGACATGTGATGATTATTTTTGTAACGTAATTTACATAAACTGTTTTTTCGTAACCGTATTTTTTTTCGTTTTCTGGGTGTTTTTTAAACAATTGTAGTAAATATGTTTCTAATGTATGTTTTTTTCCTGTTGGCATATCAACAATTCTCCACTACTATTTTATTCATGTGTGCATAAAGCTCTTCAAAATTACTTTCACCAAAACCATCTTTTAACATCATGGTCACTAATTCTGTTTTGTTAAACGTACATTCACTATTTTGTAATGCATAGTTAATTTTTTGCATATCCTGAATAGACATATTAGGGATTGCTAACTGCATTATTTTATAATTTTCCCGAATCAAAGCTTCTTGTTCAAGAATATTAGAGTATAGTTTAACCTTTGAATCTATTGTCTTACAGTATTCTAACACTTCATCAATACGATAGCATTTTTCTTCGCTTAATTGCGGAAGTCTTTTAGCAATTGTTGGCAAACCTGCACCACCAACCCCGTCCAAATTATCGCTTGTATCACCAGAAATGGATCTTGCAAGACAAAAATTAGTAGGATGAATGCCATATTCTTCAATAATCCGTTTTGTATTCAAGATTTCATCTTGAACGGGTCTATAAAGAATAGTATCATTTGTACATAACTGAATAAAATCTTTATCGTTAGAAACAATGACTTTATTATAGTCAGCTAAATCAGCGTGTTGACATACAGCAGAAATAATATCATCAGCCTCTACTGCATCTAGTAGTAGCTGAATAATAGGAAAGTTATTTAGATATTCTACTACACGGGTCATCTGCCAGATTTTATTCTCTAGCTCTTCGTTCTCATTTAAGTTACGTATGTTACGATTTAAACGGAATGGTTTACGTCCCTCTTTATAATTTTTATTTACTGCCCGACGTTTAGAAGAACCGCCTTTACCGTCCCAAGCAATAACAACACGATTAGGCTTTATCTCACGACAAAGCTTTTGTAGGCTTTTAATAGTTCCATATATTCCACCAATAGGATCACCCTTGGTAGATACAGCAGGATTCATAACATAATTGCGGATATAAAGATTATTGCCGTCAATAACCAATACACGTTTCTTATCGTTGCTCATTCGGACAATTTCCTTTCCAATGATGCTCTTCAATACATTGTCCTTGTACCGTTAATAACTCAAGTGTTAAAGACTCAACCTCTTTACGCAAATTAGCTAAATCGTCTGTCATGACTTTTATTTGAGTTTTAAGAAAATCATTTTCGCTTTCAAGATTAGAAATATACTTCATAAAATGTAAACTAATTGTCATAATATTCATCATCCCCTAAATGCTTTTTACCAGCAAATGTTTCTATGAGTGCAAATAGAACTCTACCTTCACTACTGACACCATTATGTTTTAATTTAGATACACGCTTATTTTTTAAACAATCGTCGCATGGAATATAATTAAAAGCTTCTAGATTCTTAAGAAGTTGTTTCTTATTTTTCTTTTTAGCAATCTCTGCTCTTATTCTTTCACCATGTCTGCCGTGCATATATGGAATAATACAACATTGTGGAATATTAGAATATACTCCCTCAACGGCATCAAAAGCTTGCATTAATACTTCTAGTAGAAATTCATTACGTTTAGCCATTTTGTCCTCAGAACTTATAAGTTCCAACAATCTCATTATCAACCGTATAAAAGACCTTGCTGATGCCCCGCTCTTCCATTACTGCATGGCACATATTGCATGGTTTGCTCATACGATTTTCATCACCATTCTTTGAGCAGCGAGCAACATACATAACAGAACCTTTTGTAACGTGACGAGGAATATTTAAGAGCGCCTTGATTTCCGCATGGTACGTTGCGTTTCCTTTTTCTTCGGGACGATAATTCTTTCCAACTGAACAATACCGCTCTGAATTGATGCCCAAGCCAATAATGGCACCGCCACGCACAACAACCGCACCATGTCTAAAATTACCATACGTAGAGCTAACAGCGAGCTTTTTAGCCAGCTGGAAGATACCTCCGAACCTTCTTTGATGCTTCAAATCGTGGAATGTGAATATCTTCAATATCGTTGTGCTTCTTCACATAGCTCGTCGTCGCATCGGTATCCATGTCCTTCTCCTTGGTTGGAACTACAAATACATACTACCATACTATTCTGTAGTTTCAACATCATTTAATAATTTTAAATGTTTTAGCTGTAAAGTAATAATCCAATTATTTTTTAAAAATGATACTTCCACCAATCCATCTGGAAATATATGAGTTATTAACCCCAAATATTCAATTGGTTCAGCAGAAAGCGTATATGTCATTGGCCAAGCAACTAATTGACCAACTTTTGGTTTAAATTTACCTCTACGTTTGGATGCCATAATCTTGTCTCATTTTAATTAGAGCAAGATTTTTCATTTTAGCCTCA